GACGAGTTGCAAGAAGCTGAGGCGCAGGGTATGGTCCTTGACGCCGAGTTTACGGAAGTGGAGGACTAAGCCTATGCCTGCTTTCAGCTTTCATCGGTTCACCCCGCGCCACAAGTTTCGGCTCATTCTCCTAGACCTTGACGCTCTGTCGTGAAACTGCCCCCGGACAAAAAGGCGCGCCTGGAAAAGATCAAGAGGCTGAGGGACAACTTCACCTACTTCGCTCCGGCCTGCCTTAAGATCAGGACCAAAGACGGCACTGTGATCCCGTTCACCTTCAACGAGCCCCAGGTGTTCCTGCACAGGGCTCTGGAGGCGCAGAAGGAGCGGACGGGCAAGGTCCGCGTGCTCGTGCTCAAAGGTCGCCAGCAGGGCGTCTCGACCTACGTGGGCGGGCGCTTCTACGGCCGGGCCTCCATGCGCAAGAACGTGAACGTCTACATCATGGCGCACGCCCAGGATAGCTCGGACGCGCTGTTCAAGATCGTGGACCGCTATCACCAGAATAACCCGCTCGCGCCCCACACGGGCGTCTCGAACGTCAAGGAGTTGGTGTTCGACCGGCTGGATAGCTCCTACGCGGTCGGCACCGCGGGGCAGAAGGCCGGCGGCCGGGGGCGCACGATCTCGCTCTACCACGGCTCCGAGGTGGCCTTCTGGAGCAACGCCGGCGATCACTTCGCCGCCTCGATCCAGGCGGTGCCGGACGCCGCGGGCACGGAGATCATTCTGGAGAGCACGGCCAACGGCCCATCCGGCGAGTTCTACGAACGCTGGCAGGACGCCGTGGCCGGACGGAGCGACTACATCGCCGTCTTCATCCCCTGGTTCTGGTCCGAGGAGTACACCCGCCCAGACCTCGTGGGTGAGGACTTCGAGCTTGGCGACACGAGCGAGGACGGCGAGCTGAGCGAGCGCGAGTACGCAGACGCCTACGAGCTGAGCGACGCGCAGATGGCCTGGCGGCGCAACAAGATCGCCGAGCTGCGCTCAGAGCGCCTGTTCAAGCAGGAATACCCCGCCAACCCGCAGGAGGCGTTCCAGTCCAGCCAGACGGACAGTTTCATCTCCTCTGCCGCCGTCATGCGCGCCCGCAAGCGGAAGAACGAGCCTGCCGGGCCGCTGATCTTCGGCGTGGACCCCGCCGGGCCGGGCGGCGACCGCTTTGCGGTCTACGCGCGCCGGGGCTACGGCTATGAGTTCCAGAAGCACCGCGACCAGATCGAGCCCGTCGAGGCCGTGGAGTGGCTTGTGGACATGATCGACGAGCACGACCCGGTTCAGGTCAACATCGACGCTGGCGGGATCGGCGCGGCCGTGATCTCCATGCTGCGCGCCAAGGGTCAACGTTACGCGCGCATCGTCAAGGCGATCAACTTCGGCGGCACGTCCCAGCACAAGCTCGCTTCGCCCAAGGTGCCTGGCCCGAAGAACCGCCGAGCCGAGATGTGGAGCCGCGCCAACGACGCGCTCAACGACACGGATGTAGGCACCACGATTCCCGACGACGACGAGCTGCACGCGGATCTGATCGGGCCTATGGTGAAGCCCACGGCGACCAACGACCTGCTCCTGGAGAGCAAGCCGGACATGCGCAAGCGCGGCGTCCGCTCCCCGGACAAGGCCGACGCCTTCGTGCTCACCTACGCGGACATGCGCCACATAAAAGACTTCACAGATCGGAAAGAAACTGGTAAATCAGCGGTTCATGACCCCGACGCGCCGGCGGTCAAGAAATTCCATGGCTCAAGCGGCCGTAAATATGGCTGGATGAGGTGAGGTTGTTTTGTCAAAACATGAAGACTTTGTTTCAAGCGTGTTAGCTGCGGACACCGACGTGTGCATCGCGCGAGTGAAGCGCGGCGAAAATTGGAGGGGCGTGTAATGTCTGATTTTCAAGATGATGAAGGCCTCCTGCGGCCCCAAGGGGAAGACCTCAATTCAGAGGCGGAGACGGAAGAGGATGACGCGTTCGGCCTGACTCCCGACGAGATGGACGGCGCTGCAGTCGTCATGCCGCCCAGCGACTACCTTGAGAAGCACAAGCGCGCGACCCCTGGCGAGAACGGCGAGCTTTACGACATACAGGCCGCGACCCAGGAGTTCTTGTCCGATATGCGGCAGGATTACCAGGATGACTCGGCCTACGACCATGACAACCGCGAGGCTGCGGTCGAGGACCTTGAGTTCACGGCCGGCGACCAGTGGCCCGGCGATATCGCGAGAGAGCGCGACGCGAAGGGCCTGCCGCGCCTCACGGTCAACCGCCTGGTGGCCTATATCGGCATTGTGTTGGGCCAGTATCGGCGCAACAAAGCCTCGATCAGGGTGCTGCCCGACGAGGCCGGCGACAAGGACGTGGCCCGGATTCGCCAGGGCCTCATCCGCTCCATCGAGAAGCTCTCGAAGGCGAACATCGCGTACAACACAGCGCACCAGAACCAGGTTATCTGCGGCGACGGCGCGTTCAAGATCGAGCTGAGGTACTCCGACGATAGTGCGTTCGATCAGGACATCCGCATCGTCCAGATTCCGAACGCCATGGCCGTGCTCTGGGACCGGATGTCCATCGACCCCACGGGCAAGGACGCCGGCCACTGCTTCATCGAGGATTACTACACCGAGAAGCAGTTTAAGGAGGCTTTCCCCGACGCCAGGGTGACGAGCTTCGACGGCGGCTCTGTGTTCTCGCAGGGGATGCGCGGCCAGGGCTGGTACGAGGCCCAGACGGTGCGCGTCGTGGAGTATTGGCGTGTGCGCGACCGCATGGCGACGCTTATCATGACCACGGACGGCGACACGCAAGACGTGACCGATCTGGATGTCGCAATGTGGGGCCCGACTGTCGCGCGCAACCCGCAGACGGGGCAGCCTTATGTCCGGCGCGTGCGCCTGAAATATGTGGAGATGTACCTCTCCAACGGGATCGAGCTGCTGGAAGGCCCGTTCATGCTGCCGATCAACCGCGTGCCTGTGTTCCGTGTCGTGGGCTGGGAGGTCTATGTCGGCGAGAAGCGCAACCGTTGGGGCCTCGTCCGCTTCCTGAAAGACCCCCAGCGGATGCATAATTACTGGCGCTCGGTGATCGCTGAGAAGCTCATGAAGGCCCCGAAGGCCGAATGGCTCGCGCCCGACAACGCCGTCGAAGGCCGTGAAGATGCTTTCCGCGCCGCGGCTGGGTCGGACGATCCTCTGCTGATCTACAACGCCGACGCCGGCGTTCCGCCGCAGAAGATGCCGCCCGCCGAGATGGAGAGCGCGCTGGTCCAGGAAGCCGGCATGGCCGCGCAGGACATCCGCGACGTGTCGAACCTGCATGAAGCCTCGCTGGGCATCCAGGGCAACGAGGTCTCCGGCAAGGCGCTCAACGCCCGCCAGGAGAGCGGCGAGGCCGGCATCCAGGTCTATCAAGACAATCTTAACTCCGCGATTGAGGAGAGCGGGCGCGTCATCAACATGCTCCTGCCCTACGTCTACGACACGGCGCGCACGGTTCGCATCTTGGGCGACGACGACGCTGAGACCATCGTGCGGCTCAACGACGAGGACGGTGTGGATCTGAACGTCGGCAAATACGACGTGACCATCACGACTGGCCCGAGCTACGCGACCAAGCGCCGCGAGGCCGGCGAAGCGATGCTGAATATGGTCAACGCCATGCCTCAGCTCATGGGCGTCACGGCCGATCTGATCGTCGAGGCCCAAGACTGGCCCGACGCGGACAAGATCTCCGAGCGTCTGCGCACTCAGCTCCCGCCCGGCCTGGTCCCGACAGACGACCTCACGCCAGAGCAGCAGCAAGCCCGTCAGGCGATGGAGCAGAAGGCTCAGGCGATGGAGCAGCTTGAGCTGCGCGGCAAGGTCGCGGAGATCTCCATGAAGGAGAACCAGGCGCTCGACTATGAGGCCCGCGCCAAGCAGGCCACGGCCACGGCCGCAAAGTCGCTCGCCGAGATCGACTTCGAGCGCATCAAAGTTCTCTCCCAGGTGGAGAGCAAGAAACTCCGCGACGCGATGGACTCGATCCGTCTCGTGGCCGAGATGACTGACACAGGAGACGAAAACTATGGCTGATGAGAACACAACGCCCGCCGATCCGTTCGAGGGCTTCGTGAGCACCGCTACGCGCGACGGCGAGCCCATCACGCCGCCCAAGGCTGGGGCCACGAAGGGTGAGGAGCCTAAAGGCGAAGCGCCCAAGGATGAGGCCCCGAAGGGTGAGGCGCCCAAAGACCAGACGGTCCCGCACATCGAGGACGACGATGACGACGACCCGCTGGCGGCGTTCTCCGATCCGGCTGACGACGACGACCAGGACGACGACGACCAGGACGACGACGATCAGGACGACGACGACCAGGACGACGACGACCAGGACGACGAGCCTGCGCCGAAGAAGAACAAGGTCCCCTTCCGCAAGCGCATCGCGCAGATGACGCGCGCCAGGGCTGCCGCCGAGCAGGAGGCCGCGGCCCTGCGCGCCCGTGTGGTGGAGCTGGAAAGCATCAACAAGCCGGCCGACAACAAGGACAATAAGCCGGAGAAAAAGTCCGATGACGGCAAGAATTTCGTGCCGGTAGGCGATGACGGCGAGCCCCTTGTTAAGCCGGACCCGAAAAAATATGCTTACGGGGAGGTTGACCCGGAGTATCTGGATGATGTAATTAACTACGGCGTCGATGTTCGTATGGCAAAACAGCGCCACGCGGACGCGACACGGCAAGCTGAGGCCGCTGAGACCGAGAAGGTCCAAAAACTGAGGCAACGGTGGGGCACCATCGAAGAAACGGGGCTCGAAGCCTACGATGACTTCGAAAAGGTGGTCCTGGGGCCGGCCGCTCGCGGTGAGTTCCCCATGACGAAGGACATGGCTGAGATAATCAGCGAGTCTGACCAAGCCGCCGACATCATGTATCACCTCGCCCGCAACCAGAAGGAAGCGGTTAAGGTTTCCGAGATGGGGCAAATTCCCATGGCTCGGTATATCGGCCGCCTTGAGGCCGCGATCCAGACCCGCGACAAACAGCGGGACAAGGGCATGAAGCGGCAGCCCAAAGCTGCCCCTCCGCCGAGCCGCAGACAACCCCGCGGCGCTGGCGGGAAGTATGCAAGCCTGGGGGCGTCCTCGGACTTCGCTGCCTTCGAGCAGCAAGCCATGGCCGCTACCAACAAAACGGATCGCAAACGGTAAAAGGTGAGATACCATGGCCAACCAGTTTCTTAATGCA